CACAGCGTCAGATGCACCCTTAGCAACTTCAGGAGTCCGGGACATATCACGAATAGCACGGCAGACTTCCGGGATACCGGGATCTGATCCATTAGCAACCATGCCCTGAATCGTTGCTACTACTTCCATGTATTGCACAATCAACCTTCCATTTGGAAGAGTGACTGCGAACAGCATGGGATCATTTTCGTCATTTAAGTCAATCATGGAGGTGGTGCAGGTGCTGTGTTGGTGTAGGTGTAAAGAAGATTGTCGGCGTCAGGGATTGCGTTAATCGTCAATGTTAGCGTTCGCTCACGGTTTCCCCATTGAGCGTCCGCAAGACCATCAGGTTTAATGTAACAACGCGGGAAGGTATAAATCGCGTTGCCGCCGATGCTTTCAACCACTAGTTCAAATGTTCCGTTATCAGCGACAATTTGCCGTCCAACGGTTGTGGTGTTGTATGTGCCTCGTTGAGTTACGAGGGTAGTTGCCAATACCGCCTCATCCCACTTTACAAGCGTGAGCGTAATAGTCGCAATAGTGTTTTGAAGGACTAACTCTTCGGGAGCCCCGCCGAACAGCACCGTCTTAACTTCATGAATAATATCGTTAAACGAAAACGATGGAAGATTGTCATTGTCGGAGTACCCTAAAACCACAGAATCAATTGATACTTCTGTGGGACCCGCTACTTGAATTGTCGCTGCCATTATGTTCCTTTGAGTATGTTCTTAAGTGACATAGCGATTGATCTGCCAATGTCCTGAATTTCGCGCTTCGTAGGCAAGAGAAAAGGACGGGCGGGAACCGTTACGCCACCCCATGCCATCATATAGTCCTTGCCTTTACGCAAGCCTTCTTTTCGTGGATTCATTCCGGTTCCATGACCACGCGCCCCTTTTGGGGAAATGGGGATGTAGTTGGGCTTACTTGTCGTAAAACCACGATCTTGAAACAACGCATATTTGACACCACGCAAAGTGATAGTCATTCCTGAGCCGGACGAAGACCCTTTGGCGTTCAGGCTTCGCTCCATCTTCCCGGTATTTCGCAGCGGTTGACCGCCATTGCGATAGGACGGGGAGCGGACAAGGTATTCAGTTACGGTCTTTTCGGTACGAGTTACCGGGATGTGCTGTCCCCGCGCCCGCAACTTTGCAGCCTTCGTAGGCTTCTTGTAGACCACGACTACCTCATCACGGGTCTGCACCACAGATTCGCCCGTGACAGGCTTACGAGTCCAATGCTGCCCAAACATGGGCTTCAAGGGCTTGTGCTTGACCTCAGAACCATTAGTTCCGCGCCCCTCGTTGCGATCAATGTGATTTGTCATCGCCTCTACAAACATCATGGCGATACCGTTCCGCACCGAAGCGTTGCCAAGTGCCTTACGCACTTTGCCTCCCCAACTCACGGGGAAGTACTTCCACGCCGGAATGGGAAGAACTGTGAGTTAGAAGCCTGTGCGTACCAAGCGAGATTTGATGTCGGGACAGCAGCCACCATCGGTTGACCTGCCGCCACATTGGAATCCACGGTTCCAAAGAGCATCTTGCCGTCACGCAAAGCCTCAAGCATGGAATAGGCTTGCTTGATTCGCTGCTCAATCGCCGGGGTCAACTTGGAGCCACGCCGTTGAAACAGGAACTCTGCTGCAAGATCCACAACAAGGTTAATCATAAGCGGGTCATTGGCAGCGGAAAGAATGGTTAGTTCTGCTTCGCTGTAGATTCCGCCGACCCGGATGTATGAACGAACAATTCCGGTAGCCCGCTCAAGCGCGGTCGTAGTAATTGGGTTGGGACCCGGCATCGGTGTCCCGCCATCGCCGCACAATTGCGCGATGATATTGCTATCAAGTGTTGCCTCAAGATCCGAATAGGTTGCGTATGCGGTCATTGGGGTTTCCTACAGAGCGGGGTAGGTGGGGACGAATCCCCACCCACCCCATTCCTGAGAGGCTAATTACAGAACATTCAGGATCGCGTAACCCGAAACCGGGGCAACAACAGCAGGAACGCTGTTGTCAATAACGCGACCTTCAATGCGGCGATTCAGCGGATCGCTGAACTGCTCAACCGTCATGTCTTCGTAAGCGAAGATTTGCAGGGTGCTGAACGAAGTTGCACCCTCAACGCCAACGAGTCCACCCGGACGAGACAAGAAGTACGCGCCGTTGCCAAGGCAGGACGCATAAGTCGTTGACGCTGCACCGCGCTTTGAAGTGATCTTCACGGAGTCATCAACCACGACATCACCAAGACCAAACAGGGTCGGAGGAATGCCCCAACGGCTGTAAGTGTCGTTGCCCTGCAAGAATTGCAGAGTGCTTGGGTTGTTGACCACATAGTTACGCAGTTCAAGTGACTGAGAAATTACAAGAGCAACAGCAGGACTGATTACCATAATCAGTTGGTTCGGGGAAACCGCACCACCTGCTGAGAAGTTGACAAGTTGCATCACTTGCTGAATGGACTTCTGAATGTAATTGTTGGTAGCAGTTCCGGTGTTCCATTGACCACCGACCGCTGTCCAACCACCTGCGGTGGTATTGGCGGTAGCGACTTGGTTTCCTGCCCAACTACCCGCAGTACCCAAAAGCGTTGCCGCAGCGATGGTACGCCGCGTCATTGCCAATTGAGCCTTGGTTCGGGCGTGTTGAGCAACCGTATCCCACACCGACTGAGTGGCGGTTTCCTGTGGGATGTAGAAAGGGAACGCATATCGCGCAGTTGTGTACTGCACGAAGTCAAACGAATTCTGCTTGCCAACAGGGCGATCATTGCCCAATGACCACATGAATTCATTTGGATCGGTAACGCGGAGGTTGTCCGTCACATCTTGACGCAGGTAGTAACCCTGCATCTTGGTCGTTGGAACCAACTGTGCGTAACGGCTGAGTGCGAATGAGTTAACTGAACGCGTGAACTCCACCTGCAACGCTCCGGTTGCGAGGTCGTTCGTGGATGGGATGTAGGTCGAAAGACCTCCACCGACTGCTGTAAATGCCATGAGAGATTTCCTTTTCTAAATTGATTAAGCGAAGACAGGACCGCCGCGCTGACCAAAGCGGAACGCCTTGATGATTGACCCTGCGGTTCCATCTTCAAGAGCCATGTAGTTACTAATTGCCGTGTTTCCGGCTGCTGTTCGACAAGTACCTGCACCTGCTGCAAGCGGGCAAAGGTAATCACCTGCGGCAACAGTTACTCCGGCTCCAACTTCAATCAGAACCGTATTGTTTGGCTGAAGATTGATTGGCGAACCCGAAACTGAGTTCTGTGTTGCGGATGGATTATTGAATTGATAAACCGAACCATCGGTTACACCAATCTGCTGATCCGTGATTGCTGTGCAAGCAGCACCAACATAAGAAACCGCGGTCAACTTGACGAAACGGTACGGCAGGATTCCGGTTGAATCCGATGTTGCCGTTGCGAGTTGTGGCATAAAGCCCATATCTGACATAGTGAATCCTTTCTATTGATTACCGCTTAATGCGGCTGTTGACTGCTTTGCGGAACTCTTCCGGCTTGCCCGCAAATTCGCGGACGAGATCGGAAATTTGACGCGCATCAAGATCGCCCGATGGCATACTTGCGCGGCTCATATCAATGCGAACGCCCATAGGGTTCTGCGCGAACAACTCACGCCATCCCTCAATTGTTCCGGCGGGGTCAGTAGAACGCGAAAGTTCTGCCAAGAGGCGCGGGCGCATCTTGGACGGAATGGAGTAGCCATCCTGTTCCATGAGATCAAGTTCACGGCTGAAGCGTTCCTTGCTCAACTCTGCCTTGATGGCGTGAAGTTCACGCGCCATCTTGGAGTTCTCGCGGCGAAGCGCGAAGGTGTCTGCTGCACCACGGCGCGAAGCCGGGAACATTGCATCGTCTTCCATGTCCATCTCATCCTTCTTTTCGTCATCGTGCGAGCCGATGTCGATGTGGATGCCTTCTTCGCCCTCTTCCATATCCTCGCCGAACTGCTCAGACAACATATCGTCCGCAGCCATTTCTTCCTTGTCCTCTTCCTTGTCTGCCGTGCCGAAATGGCTCTGCATTGAGCATTTCATTTCTTCCATTGCAGCCTTCAGAGAGTCGATTTCCTTCCGGTAATCGTCTGCCATGTGCGTTTCCTTCTTCGTGTTGGGGACAAAGGTTGAAAGCCCGCCGCCGACTGTCCCCATGTCGAAGCGTAGCGAACGAGAGAACCGAACTAACTCGCCCTTGCGAGTAAAGTGTGTATCAGGCAAAGGACGGCGCGGAGTCTCGCGACCCAACAACGCCACCTCTGATAAATGGTTTTGATCTGCCCAAATCTCCGCGCTCCTGCGCGGGAAGGCATTAGTGGCAAGCAACTTGTCAAACACGGCGCGTTCAACTTCGCAGTCACCAACGATGTAACCCACGCCATCACGCTCGTCATAGCGCAGCGCGGTAAACCGTCCAACGGATGACTTGGGTTCGTTGCCGTCCTTTTCGTGCATGACTACAAGGCGCGGGTTTGATCCCTTCGCCATGTACTTTTGAGTGCAAGCAACTATTTCGCGGACACGCGCATTGTCAAACTTTTCAAGTTCTGTGTCGTTGTCACCATCAATAGATGGGTCATAGGCGCAGAAAACCTCAAGGTCGTGAACTGTTACCGTCTTGCCGTTGTCAGTAATTTGATGGGAAGGATTCATTGAGTAGTCCTATTCCATTGATTGAGCAAGACTGTTTAATTGCGAATACATTTCTTTAAGACGAAGATACAAACTGCTTAGGGATTGACAATACCCAATGACATTTGACCAATTAGCGCGTTTAAGTTCGTCTCGCAAATTTGCTTCAGCCGCTGAAATGTTTTTGTTGATTGAAGCAATGCCCTTTTTAAGCATTAGTTTTTGCTGCTCAAATTCAGCAGGGGTAGCCATCTTCGCCTTCACGCCGGGGCGATTATTAGGCTGCGCTGATCCAAGACGCTCTGCGATGTCCTTGCGAGTGTTGCTCATACTGCTCATAGTATCGTCTTTCTTAAAAACCACCATATGTAGTGTGGATTATCCTGAGATGAAACCGGGGTCGGGAACTGCACCGCTGTCAATCAAAACTTGACGCTGACCGTTGTGCTTTCTAATCCCCTCGTAGTTCGGTCTTCCGTCTTCCGTTGCCCATCCGTTTGACACGGCGGTAAACAACGAAACCGGAGTCCAAGAACAACGGCAATTAAAGCCAAGCGGGGCGGGAATTCCCTGAGCGTCAATCTGCTCAACCGTTGCGATATAGCCGTTCATGGCTTTATGGCTTGGGCGAGTTCGGTTGTCTTTGGTAGCCCGGAACTGCATTACAGGCACAAACGCCTTGACCGTATCGTCCCGGCAAATGTCAAGCCGTCCTTGAGTCTGCGCCCGGTTCAAGTTGGTGCGGTAGACGGTTTCAAGCCGAGCAGCGGTCAAGTTCGT